GTGTTGTAGTCGGTATAAATCTTGCTAACACTGCCGCCAGCAACAAGATGTTCCAAAGCGATGTTGAGCGGGTTCTTGATATACTCGTTATTGTTAGAGAATCCCAAGAACGAAAAAGCAGCTTCAACCTCTATCGGAGAGAAAACGCCGTTGTCGTTTGCGTATGGTGCGGTAATCCAAGCCTGAGAGTTATTCGCTAGCTCAGAAAAGGCTTTGTCAACATCGAACCGCATGATGAGTTCGGTATTGAACTGGCTGTTACCGTTATCAAACTTTGGTGGCCTATTGGGAGTAGTCCAGTCATTGTATGAACCAGTTACGGGAGTAATTCCCGTTCCGTCATATACAGACAAACCCGAGTTCGCCGTAACGGTCGAATTCGGGGTATTCGCTGTGAGGAAATGGCGAAGGCGATAGTGTTTGATACGGTCATCGGTCTCAGAGCCCTTGAACTGATAAGTTTCCTTATAATGCTGATTATTGTTTTCAAGCTCAGCCTCGGTAGTCATCAAACGTATGTATAGATTTATCGCCATAATTCACCATTTTAATCAAAAAATAGTTTATAATCGGGGCACTAAATCGTTTGGGCTACGGCGTCGTCTTCTTGCTGTTCGAAAAGCTTCTTTTTCCGCAGATGCATGATGATATGTTCACCAAGGGCATTGGTCATGTCGGTGAGGTCATTTTCAATCATTTCTACTGGAAAATCCTCTACGATTTTGGCAGCATGCTTAAAGAACTTTGGCGAATTGTTCGTCCAGACGGTGTACATGAAGCCATCAGAACCGCACTTTACATCAACTTCACGGATAGAGGCGTTTCCGCCAATTCCGACAAGGTATATGTCATTGTTCGGGTTATCGTAATCGACAATCGTCTGATTGGCCCCGTTGTTGTAGTTCTTGTCCCGCTGCAACGAGTCCATCTCTGCACCACTTAGGGCATAAACCTCGACATAGCCACCGTTAGGCAGTTCGAGTTCACGAACAGGCTCAATCTCGTTCTGGATAAGCAGAGTGTTCAGCATTGCTGCATCCAACTGGTTGTTTTCGATAAGGTTTCCAGCAGACGCTTCCTTCAATGCGTAATCAATCTGGTCGAACGAGTCGATAACACCCAGATGGTACACATGGGCATTGTTGTATGATAGCATTTCCGTGATTAGAGAACCGCCACCCGCATCACTGTCGATATTATCCAGTGCAGTTCCATGCAGACGGTAGCAGGTAGAGAAGATAAGCGGAACGCCGTCTATGACCGTAAAGTACAACGGTTCCAGACTGAATTCTGGGTTATCTTCGCCACCGCCCTGTGTGATGAAGAAGGGAACAATCTTGTTGTTCGCCTCGCCAGAATCATACAACTCGTCGAGCTGTTCGGCAAAGTTCTCCACCATACTAGATGCCGTATTCTCGTCCTCGTGGACGTAGAAATCCGACAGCATCATGTAAAAATCGGCCATCATACTAGATAAGCTTCTTCAACGGAGTGGTGATACGTTCAATGTATGCAGGGTCCGCATTCTTGTTGGATTCCTTCTCGGCGATGAAATCCTCGATACCCTTCTTGATTACGGCAGGAACATCGTCCTCGCTGTACGACCTGACGAAATCGTTCTTGATTTCAGCCAGCTGTCCACCCTCGATTACAGCGCCAGCCTTTTTGAGTTCATCCATAGTCGGAACGAACTTGTCATTAAAATCGTCAATGACAAGGCGGATTGGAAGCGTGCAGCGAATGAGGTTGATGTAACGTCCGATTGCAACTCTGTCGCTAATGGTCAAATCAATAGTCTTGCTCATTTTAATCCCTGTAAAATGTAGATACTTACATCTCTAAAATACATTTTTAAATGGAAACTACATCACCAGAGGGTATAAACTATTGGTAAATTCCAAAAATATACTTTAATCTGTGATTATGGGTGAACTTTATAGATACAACGGCCTTCCCGTCTTTCAAGTGGACTTGTGCGACTTCCGTACGATAGTCGATGCGGAAGTTAACAAGAGGCGCCTCCTGTCCAAGAACATCCTGAACGAATCGTTGAAAGAGTTCTACAAGACGGAACGCAAACCAACCTTTTACGTGATGTTCCAAGGAATCAGATTCAAGTACCCCAGGTAGGAAATTATGCTTTTTTCGTCAAAAAAGAAAAATCCCGAGAATATCGCATCGATGGTCCTGACACACGTCAGAGACTACGGCGAGAATAATCCGAGAGGCGAACTCTTTGACCGACAGTTCAACGGCAAGGACTTTCACCGAAATATATTGAGGTCAAAAAATGCGGTAGGACAAGGCGTCCAGCAGATGATGTACCCGAACGGGTTGTCACCTGACGGATTCTCCACCTACATGCCGACCATCATGATTAACGATGGTCAGGTTGACCCGACCAAGGTGCAGGACACCATTGCCGAAAACCAAGTGCAGCTCTACTGGCGAAACAATGTGGAACGCATGTTGAAATACAACATCATCGCCACCCGTTCGGAAGTGAACGAATCGCTGACCCAGATTTGCAACGAGGCAATCTACAAGGACGACAAGGGTGACATCTGCAGCTTGCAGGTAAACGAGTATTCCGAAATTGCCGAAGTGACCAAGATGAGCTTGCAGACAATCTTCAAGAGGGATGTCCTCCGCAAGATTTGTAACTTCAAGTACACGGCTTGGCAATACATGAAGAAGATGCTGACCGAAGGCCGTATCTTCCTCGAAGTCGTCTATGACGAGGAATCTCACGAAATCGTGGGTCTTAACCTCCTGCCTGGTGAAAATATGATTGTTATCGTTCAGGACAACCTGATTATCGGTTACAGACAGATGCTCACGGGTACATACGCCCACACCAGCAAGAACTACATCGACTACTCGCCGAACCAGATTTTGTTCCTTTCCCTCGACCTGTATGGCCCAGGTGGTGTAAACGACCCGAGGTCAATCCTTGAACCCGCAGTGAAGGCCCATAACCAATTGAATACGATTGAGGATAGCGTTGTCATGTACCGTGTCCTCTGGGGTTCGGAAAAGATGGTCCTCAAAGTGGACGTTGCTGGCCAGCCGAAACCGCAGGCAGAAGCCACAATGAAGGAACAGGCGAAGATGTTCAGCCGACAGATTGACTATAACTCGGCAACGGGTGAAATCACCAACTGGGGTAAGGCCATCGGTCTTTCCGAACACTTTATCATCCCTGTTCAGGGCGGTACATCGGGTTCAAGCATCGAAAGACTACCTGGCGGTGACCAGCTAGGCAACATCGACGACTTGAAGTTCTTCAAACGAAATCTCGTTAACGCATTGATGGTGCCCCCAGGTCGTATCACGGCTTTGGCAGGGGACGGTGTAAACTATTCCAATGGTAAGATTGGCGAAGTCACTCAGGCGGAAGTCGCTTTCGCCCGTCTTGTTGACCGTTACCAGACCCCGTTTGAACAGGGCCTCGTCAGGCTGTTCATCATGGTGCTGAACACAAGGCAGGAATTCAGTGATGACATCAAGGTTGAAGAAAACTTCGATATCAAGTTCAAACGCAGCAATGGCTTCCAGAGCTACATAGACGCCGACGTTTGGACAACACGACTCGCAGTGTTTTCAAGCATGATGGAATTTGCTATCAAGGACGAAGCCCCGAACAACCCGCTGTCTCAGGAATACTGTCTCCGTTACGGTCTCGGCATTTCCGATGCAGACCTCACACAGAACCGCAAGTGGCGTGAACACGAACAGAAGGTTCTCCTCGGTGAGGAAACCGATGTTGACAGCGGCGGCGGTGAAGGCGGTGGCGGCCTAGGTGGGGAAATGGCTCCCGCACCAGCAACAGGCGCCTTCTAACCCAAGATTACCCCTGATTTCCAACCCCCGTACTTGTTACGGGGGTTTGTTTTAAGATATACCTAATATAAACTATAGACATAATTCTATTCGGGGATAAAATGAATAGGCGTAAACTCTTTTTGGAATCTATCAGCCAGTTAGGATTGACAGCAAATCAGTTGAACGGTGTTATGGCATTAATGGAAACCGTATATGTTGATGATAATCAATATTTCGATGAGGATTTCGATGAAGCCGACCCTGATGACGATGATAACAATGATAATGATGAGTATCACGTCGATGAGAATGAGGATGAGGAAATCTACACTAGCGAATGGCCCGAGGCCGATAGACAGGCATATCACAAGGCCGAACCATTATTTGTATCAAATAACGGCCAGCCATCTAAAATAATGTCTCTACTCAAGGAAGCATGGGAGGAAGAGCTTGAATCTTGTGGAATTGAAATTGAAAAGGAGCGTGAATACACACGCACAAGATTCGACGGATGGCCAAACATTAACGTTGTATTCTCTTGGACTGATGACTGGGATAAACACACAAGAGCTAAGGGAAAAGTAACCATCCGCCTCAATTGGAAGGGTAAACTATCGTTCTTAATCATCGATGAAAAGACTCGTCGAAATGTGAATCCGTATTTATACAGGTTCGAAGGAGAAGATATAAGCAAGTTTGAGGACCGCTATGAAGTCTCACCAAAATACGACCTTGCTCACGTTAAGGATTT